GCTGCTGCTCCATTAATATCTTTATGCGACTTGGCAGCTTGTATCGCAAGCTGCGAACTTTTTGGATTTCGACCCGAAAACAAAAAGGCCATCCCGAAAGATGGCCTTCAATATTCTGGCTCCCCGAGCGCTTCTTACTGCGAACCGCGAATGTTACTATCATCCTGCCTGATAGGTTCATCAAAAAAGCCGCTTAGCCCACCTGTAGCGCCACTTTCCAGCCTGTTTTTGGCTTGCCAGCTGCGTGGATACTGCGCAGCATGGCAAAAGACCGTTCCAAACCGCTTTCCGAGATCACTTTCCACTGCAAGCAGCCGAGCTGCTGCCGTTCGTTCAAGGCTGAGCCTGGGCGGGTGGTGGAGGCGGCTGAGCAGGAGCATCACCCGTTTGTGTATTTCGCGGCCTGCCCCAGCTGCGGCACTGAGTGCGAGCAGGTTTATTGGGAACGTAATCTACTGATCGCGCATACGAAGGCGACGGGGCCGAAGACCGAGGAGGGTAAGGCGGCGACGGCGGCCAATCTGGAAGGACATCCCACCAAGGAAGAGTCACTGCGCACGCGGTTCAATGCGATGCAGCATGGGCTGAATGCGCGGACGGCGACGTATTTCCCATCAAAGCCTGACGGCTACGCCTTTTGTTCCGGCTGCGACGTAGATCGGGTGCATTGCAAGTCGCAGCCGGCCTGCGTGAAGAAGACCGAGCTGTTCATGCTGCATCACGCCGCCTTCGAGCAGCGCAATCCATCCCATCTGAAAGGCATCTACTCCGACCTGCAGGCCTCCATCTTCGCGATGGTGCAGCAGATCATCCAGACCATCGTGGCGGACGGGGTGAAGGTCGAGCAGGTGGTGTGGGATCGAGATGCCGAGGGGAATGTCCGGGTGGCGGAATACTTCGACGAGGATGGGAAGCGGCACATCATCCGCGAGAACATGATGGCGCACCCGCTGTTCAAGCCGCTGGGCGAGATGCTGAGCCGCGCCAACCTGTCGCTGGCGGATATGGGGATGACGCAGAAGGTGATCGAGGTGGAGGAGGATTCCTTCGGTCGCCTGGAGCACGAGCAGCAGGAGCAGGAAGATGTGCAGGCATTCCGGCAGCGCACCATGTCGTTGTTGGAGGGGATGGCGGAGAAGGTGCAGCGCGCGAACCGGCTGACTGAGACGGATGTGAAGTTGGTCGAGTATCAGCAGGAAGGTGGTGCTGGATGAAGCCGCCTAATTTCGCCCCGGTGTATGCCTGCATGTACCCAGATCTTGCAGAGGTGGCCAGAAACCATGGATATGCGCTCGCAGCGCACGGAAGTATGGCCAGAGACTTTGATCTGGTTTGTATTCCGTGGGTAGAGAGTCCGAGCTATCCGCAGGTGGTTGTGGATGCATTTTGCGAGCACTTCGCCATCCGGCAGGTGGGTGATCCGGAAATGCATCTCCATAACAGGCTAGTGTTCACAATCAGCGTTAAGTTCGGTGAATGTTTCATCGACCTGTCTTTCATGCCCATATCCGGGGTCGTAAAGTGACCCGCATCACCGCCGCCGATCGTCTCCGCCTTACCTCTCGTGCCGAGAAGGAGATCCTGCGTTACAAGGATGACCATGCTTTGTGGCATAAGCATGTGCACGATGTGGAGCTGGATCCGTTCCAGCTGCTGCGGTGCATCGAGATGGATGAGAATCCGAACACCATCGATCTGTCGTGCCGTCGCGGGCGGAAGACTTCGACGAAGGAGCTTTACAACCTCAAGACGAATGCCTGCAATGCGCATCAGGAGCTTGGCATCTTCGCGCCGCGCTTGCAGCAGTCGCAGTCCAATCTCAATTACCACCTGGATGCCATCCGGCGCTCGCCGATGTTGAAGTCATACATCGAATACAAGAGCGGGCGCGAGCAGCTGGCGGACACGCGGTACCAGTTCGCGAATATGTCCAAGGCGAGCTGCTACGGCATCATGAGTCAGATCGACGGTGATGGCCTTTCGTGCGCGTCGCTCGAAGAGATCGACGACATGCCATCCGACCGGTTGTATTCGAGGCTGTTCCCGATGCTGGCCGGCACACAGCGCCTTGGCGCACCTGCTGGGACGATATTCAAGCCGCAAGTGCGCATCACGGGTGTGTTCAAAGGCGCAGACACGCTTTCTACGCTGATCGAATCGGGCAGTTATCACGTGCTGCCTATTGTGAATGTCTACCTCGCGCTGGAGCTGGGCATCCTCGACGAGGGATATATCGCGGGCAAGCGTGAGGAGATGAGCGAGGGTGAATACATCCGCCAATATCTGTGCAAGAACGTCTCTGCGCAGAACCACATCTGGGAGAAGTACATCCGCAAGGCGATGTCCACCGGATTGAAGGCACGACTTCCGATTGCAGAGCCTATGCCAGGGCAGCGCTACAAGAAGCGCGGGCTGATCGCATTCGGGTATGACCATTCCGGACACGGCGAGAACCTGCAAGCGTCCAAGTCCGCCCTGGTGGTGATCGAGCAGATCGGCAACTACATCACCTTCCCGTTCGTGAAGACTTGGCCAGCGGCGACAGATGACAAGGTTGTGCAGCGAGATCTGCGCGGATTCTGGGAATACTTCCGACCGGACTATGCGATGGGCGATGCGTATGGCGTCGGCATGCTGACCGCGCTCAACGATGAGCTGTATGCACACGGCCTGACCGAGATCGACCGCCGCACCATCGGCGACGGAGCCAGCACCGCCACCACTTGGACGCAATGGCCGTTCGCCCCCATTCGCTTCGAGGGGATGACCAAGCACAGCATGGCCACGGCGCTGCGGGCCGCTTTCCACAACAGCCAGGCAGCCATCCCTTATTTCGACGATAACGATGTCGAGATTGCCGCCGGAGAAGATGGCGTCGTCATCCTCCCGCCCGGCGCCGACACCAAGCTGCTCACCGGCCCGCCGGACTGGGTGGCCTTCGCGCGCCAGCTCGGCAACATCAAGACGCTGCCGACCAAAGCCAGCTATTCCAGTTACAAGATGGTCAACGCGAAGATCGGCGACGACTTGTTCGACGCGGCTTGCGCGGGCGTGTGGGCGCTGGTGACGCGAGGCGAGAGTGCCACGATGGAGACGGTGATCAGCCGAGGGACTGCGCAGACGCAGGCACAGTTGATGGGGATGCCGGAAAGGATCGCAGCGTGAGCTACGGCGCGCCGACGGCGGAGCAGATCGAGGCGGTGCGCGGGCATTTCTTCGTGCCGGGGTTCAAGTACAAGCTGGCCCCGAAGCGTCCGCTGCGCGAGCTGACGCAGCGCGAGAAAGATGTGGTGGCCGAGCGCCGCGCACAAGTGCATGCAATGGGACAGGACGCTGTGGATTTTGTGGCCGAGCTGCACAAGGCAGGAATGATCGACGGCTGGCGCAGCGTCGGGGATGTCGTGATATTCAATGAAGGGGAACATGATGAGCATGCTCAGTAAGTTGTTCGGGCGCGGGAAGGGATCACCGCCTGCCGCCACCGAGACCAAGGTGCCGAACGAATCGGCATCGTCGAAAGCTGGCACCAGCGAATCGGGCCGCCGCACCACGCCGGAGAACCAGCTCAAGTACGCCTACCGGATGATGTGGGTGGATCCTGAATTAAGGCAGGCAATCCTCGACATCCGCGATATGGACAAGTTGGACGGGCGGGTTAAGCGCATCCACAGCCGGGTGGCGCGCGACACCATCCGTGGTGGCCTGCTGTTCACGCAGGAACGTCCGAGCGCGGAGATGTTGCGCGAGTGGAATGTCTTCTCGCGCCGCCTGCAGCTCAACCGTGTGGAGAAACTGCGCTCCGATGCGCGCGGCCTGGTGATGGAGGGCAACCTACCGCTGCAGTGGGTGCTTGACCGAACCTTTAATGTCGACCAAGCGACGCGCATGCCTTCCGAGACCATCATCCCCAACGTGGAAGACGATGGGCGCTTCAAGGATGTGACCAAGGCTTACAGCCAGTTCGACATCCTTACCGGCGCGGAAAAGACCGCGTTCCCGCTGTGGCAGATGACGCTGGCGCGCTACGACCCGGACAACTTCGACGACATGGGCAGCATGGGCCGCCCGTTCCTGGACGCCTCGCGCACCGTGTGGCGCAAGTTGAAGATGACCGACGAGGATCTGGTGATCCGCCGCCGTATGCGCGCACCGCTGCGCATGGCGCATGTGCTGGAAGGTGCCAAGGACGAAGACGTAGAGAAGTACCGCCTGCAGGTAGAGAAAGACCAGGCGCAAGGCGTCGTCACCGATTACTACTCCAACAAGAAGGGCGGCGTGAACCCCATCCAGGGCGATGCCAATCTGGACCAGATCGCCGACATCGTGCACCTGCTCGACACCTTCTTTGCCGGTTCACCGCTGCCGAAGGGGATGATGGGATATACAGACGGGCTGGCGCGCGACATCCTGGAAGACCTGAAGTCTGCCTACTACGAGGAAGTGGACGCGCTGCAGGACACCTTGTCATGGGCTTACGAACAGGGCTTCCGGCTGCACCTGCTGCTCAAGGGCATCAATCCGGACGATCAGGAGTTCGAAGTCACCTTTGCAGAACTCCGCACAGAGAGCCTGACGCAGACCGCCGACAGAAGTCTAAAGTTGCAGGCGCTGGGGCTACCTGAAAGTCTGGTGTGGGAGGAGCTCGGCTTCGACCCGGTGACGGTGGCCGCGCGCCGGCAGTGGGAGCACGACACCAAGTACAACCCATACCCTCCGGACGATGTGAGCGTGAAACCGCCGCCGGTGGTGAAGATCACACCGGGCAATGCGCGCAAGGGCAACTCAGGAACCAGCATAAGCAATGGCTGACCGGCTCGCGATACAGGCCGCCATCAAGCGCGCGACCGATCTGGCGCAGCAGGAAACGACTGCGCTCGATGGGCGGGCGATGGATGAGCTGGAACGCTTGTATCAGTCCGCAGCGGAAGACATCCGCAACATCATCATCCAGGGCGCTGGCCAGAATGGCGATATCAACCAGACAGATCTGAACGCGCTGCTGGACAAGATCGATGCGCGCCTCAAGGAGCTGGCGGATCGCCGGGACACGATGTTGAAGTCGGTGATCGACGAGGCGGCCAGCCTGGCGGCATGGGCGGGCACTGCCGCCGCCATCTCGGCCATGACTTATCTGTTCCTTGGGCGCGTGCCGCGCAAGCCAGACGGCAAGGCAGACATGGCATTCGAGATCACCGGGATGTCCATTGAATACGGCCTCGATCCGAAGGAGGGCGAGACCATCTCCGACAAGGCGGCGGAATATGTATGGGACTTTCTCGGGCCGGACAAGTTGCGCCTGTCAGACCGCATCTGGCGGCTCGATCGCATGGCCAGCGATGTGCTGGCCGATGCCGTCCGTAACGCCATTGCTCAAGGCAGCAGCGCATCGGCGACGGCGCTGGACTTCCTCAAGCGCGGCGAACCCATCCCCGCAGATGTCGCCGCGCGCATGGGCATGCAGAACGGTGTGCGCATCGGCTCGCAGGCTCTGAATCTGCTCACGGGTGAGGGCGGCACGCCGCTCTATAACGCCATGCGCGTGTTCCGCACTGAGATCAACCGCGCCCACATCGAGGCCTATCGCAAAGGCATACAGCAAGTGCCCGGCGCGGTCGGCACGCGCTTCATGCTCTCCCCGCTGCATCCACAACACGACATCTGCGACCTGCACGCCACAGCCAACCTGTACGGACTCGGGCGCGGCGTCTATCCATTCGGCAAGAGTCCGCTACCAGCCCACCCCAACACCATCAGCTACGAGGTGGTGGTGTTCGATGATGAAGTGACCGACGCAGACCGCGAGGGAAAGGAAACCCAGCAAGCCGCCCTTGCGCGCCTCACGCCCGCGCAGCGCATCGGCGCGATGGGTGTCGGTCGCGCTGCCGCATTCGCCGCCGCGCATCTGTAACAGGGTTATCCACGCAATCTGTGGATAACCCTGTCGATTAAATCCCACCCCTCCAATGCTTTCGCGACCTGCGTCGGCATGATCGTTTTTTAATCCGCACTGCCATCTTTGCACCTGTTTTTGGCTTGACCAATCCACGAAACTCGCTCTCAACCTGAGAAGGCCAAACCACCTGCAGCGGGTCACACAGCTCGCTCGCTCCGTTCTCTGTTGCGGGTGGTTTTTCAGATCGAGAGGGACGTATGCTGAAAATGAGATCATGCAGAATCATGCTTGAAGCGCCCAGCCTGGACGGGCTGCGTCGTTTCGTCGCCGAGTTGCCGAAGAACCTGTCGCTGGATGGCGAGGTTCCTCAGACATGGGTGACGGTCACCAAGATCGGCCACTTCTACGATCCCCGCTATGGAGATTTCGACATCACCCGCGACATGCTGCTGGCGATGATCGACAACTTCAACAAGCGAACCTACGGTCAGGACATCTTCCTCGACGTTGCGCATGCGCCATCGCACGGCGCTGCTGCGAAGTTCCTGAAGCTGTCGCTTGAAGGCAACAAGCTGCGCGCGCTCCTGGAGTGGACGCCGTTCGGCATCGAGGCCGTCAAGGAACGCGGATTCAAGTATCTCTCCGCCGACTACACCGAGAACTACCAGGACAACGAACAACGCGCCCAGCATGGCCCATTGCTGTTTGGCGCAGGGCTGACCATTCGCCCGGTCATCAAGGGTCTGGACCCCGTCCAACTCTCCGAGCCGGATGAAGCGCCGCCCACCTTTTTACATCCCGATTTGCAAACCAATCTATTACAGGAGATCCAAGCCATGCATAAGCAACTCGCCGCACAACTGAAAGCACTGCTCGCCGGAATCATCATGCTGTCCGAGCCGATGCGCGCCCAACTGATCGCAGCATTCGAAACCGCTGTGCAACCCATCACCGACGAAGTCAAAGCCAAGGAGCTGATGGAATCGTTCGCTACCACCGGCAAAACGCTGGCCGAACAGGTCGTCGCGGGCAACAAGGAGATCAACCTCTCCGTGTCTGGTGGCCTGACCGCTGCCGACGTGCAGCGCATCCTCGCCGAAGGAAAAGCCGCCGAAGCTGCAGCAGCCAAGCAACTCGCCGAAGGCAAAGCCGCCAACGTCAAGCTGTTGAGCGACACGATCAACGCCGCCACTGGCATCGACGAAGCGACCAAGAAGGAACTGTCCGAGTCCGTTGCCGACCTGATCACGCCGGAGATGTCGGCTGAGCAGGTGAAGAAGTTGGCCGAGAACCAGATCGCGATGGGTAACAAGGTGGCCGCCGCCCAGCAGCTTTCTGCGTTGGGTTTTTCGCGTCCGGCCGGCAGCGTCCACCTCTCGGTGGATTCGTCCAACGAGGTGAAGTCTCTGCAGGAAGAGGTCGACAAGCGCATGTTCTCCAGCATGCCAGGTCATCAGCGTTACAAGCTGTCGAACGGTGCGCAGATCGAAGGCAACAAAGCGATGGTCGATAAAGCGTTGGCACTGTACGACGCACAGAACGGCCATCGTCTGCATGCCGAGTACAAGGCGCACAAGCAGCTGGCCTCTGGTGATTCCGTGGTGGGTGATGTGGCTGTTCCTGCGATCTTCGAGCGTACCGTGCTGCGCGAGGCGCTGTTCCAGCTGGTTGGCTTGGGTCTGTGCGATGTCGGTACCGACAACTTCAGCGCCACCATCAGCATCCCCTACAGCTACCGCGACACTGGCGGCGCTGGCGTTTCCGGCGTGCGCAAGTACGAAGGGCAATCCATCCTGCGTGCTGCGGTGAAGCAAGCGCTGGACGAAGCCCGTCCCATCCCGCAGAAGCTGGCGTTCGAAGTGTCGGACGAGCTGCGTTACCTGGTGGGCAACGGTCAGATCAACTGGGACATCGTGGCCGATAACGCCCGCAACGCTACCCGCATCATCGGCGAAGACTCCGAGAGCCTGATCTTCAACGAGCACCTGAACGCCGCCGACCAGTACGGCGCTGTGGCGGTGACCGACGAAGCAACGGCAACGGCAGACGGCACGAAGACCATCTTCTGCACCACCAACTTCCCCGTGGTGCGTCCGAAGAAGGTGTACGACCTGGCAGGTTCGCAAGTCGGCAGCACGCTGTATCCGGTGGTGGTGAAGAGCAACGCGGTCGCCATCACCGAGTATGACGGCACCGGCACGCAGTCCGCTGGCCTGTACTACTCCATCGACTACAACCTGGGCGAAGTGAGCTTTGTGGACGAGGCCGGCGCACCGAGCGCACCGACCAACACGCACCTCATCGTCTGCTCCTACAGCTACACCAGCAACGTGTTCAAGTGGGACAGCGACCTTGGCTCTCTGGCAGCGGAAGACAAGTACAACGACTTCCTGTATCGCTTCGGCCTGCGCAAGGCTGCGATCGAGGACCGCGCGTACATGGCAACCATGGGCCTGATGAGCGGCACGCTGCGCACCCAGGTTGAGCAAGCCAAGCAGTTCGGCGCGAACTTCAAACGTCCCGGCACCGACCTGATGGCCGACGGCAACCTCGGCCAGATCAAGGACGTGTCCTGCTTCCGCAGCTACGCACCCGGCCTGAACATGGGCGATGTGCGCACCGTGATCGGCGAGCGCGGCACCGTTCGCTATCGCTTGCTGAAGGCCTGGCAGATGGGTCAGCTGCAAGACCAGAAGGACGCCAACGGCCGCTTCACCGGCAAGAAAGAAGCCTACGGCGACCAGTTCGTTGTGGTGCACACACCGGTGAACCTGAAGGGCGCATTGACCTCGATGGTGGTGTATTCCGCCACCGGCCGCGTCGACCGCTAACCAACCAAGCCACCCCGCCGCAGTGATGCGGTGGGGCTTCGGCCATTAAAGGAGCAAGCGAGATGGAAAAGAGAATCTGGGTCCACAACCCCACCAAGACAAACTTGCACGTCGGCGCAGATATCGTGCCGCCGGGCGAGACCAAAGACTTCCCCGAAAGCCGTGTGCCGCGTCACCTGCGTCCGGTGGAGAAGAAAGAAGAAGCACCGGTCGAGAAGACCAACCCGCTGGCCGACCTGCTCAAAGGCTCGGTGAAAGATATCGTCCCCGGTCTGGATGCGCTGTCCACCGCCGACCTTGAGGCGCTGGGCGAGCTGGAGCAGTTGGCAGAGAAGCCGCGCACCACTTTGCTCTCCGCCATCGCCGAGCTGCTGCTGAACCGCGCCGCGCAGGCTGACATGCTGGCCAAGGCCGCCGCCTTCAGCGATGCCGATCTGGCTGTGGCGCTGGAAGATGCCAAGACCGATATCAACGTCGATCCGGACTATCTGACCGCGTTGGAAGCTGAAGCCGCCAAGCGCAATCCGGGATCTGCCGAGTAATGTCCGGCACCATGTCCCAAGCTGATCTGGTCGCGGATCTGAAGGCTTCCCTTCAGGACGCGGCCAATTTGTTCGTCGCGGAAGCAGATGCCGATTTCATCCGGCATCTGCTTGTCGCGGCCTTGGCGTTCGGCCGCAAGCGTCCGCGCACCTTGCTGGGACAACTCACGCTGGTGGCAGATCAGGACGCCTACGATGCGCCGGCGGACTTTGTTTCCTTCAAGTCGGACCTGTGGGGCATCGGTGGGCGCAAATACCAGCCGTGGGAGACGAACTATCCGGGCCGTTTGCCGGATGTCTCGGTCGTGGGTGATGTGGGCGCGCAGGTGATCTATCTGAGCCCGGCGCCGACCGCCTTCCAGATCGGCGTGTTGGGTTCGGCCTACAAGTTCTATTACTTCGCCGCGCACAGCATCAGCACCACGGCTGCCAGCACCACGATCCAGCCCGCAGACCGTGGGCTGCTGCTGCTGCGCGCGCAAGCCGAGGCGATGAAGGAGATGGCGATGCGCAACATCGGCAAGCCGGTCTCGATGCGCGACGGGATGTCGCAAGGCCCGCGCAACGGCACCCCGTCATTCCTGTTTGAAACCCTGATGCAGCAATTCGAAGGAGCAATGTGATGTTGATGACACTACTTTCCCTGTTGGGTGGCGGCGTGATGCGCGCACTGCCCGAGCTGATCGGCCTGTGGAACAAGAAGACCGACAACGCCCACGAGCTGGCCATGATGGACAAGCAGCTGCAACTTGAGCAGGCGCAAGCCGCCAGCCGCAAGGACGAGATCATGACGCAAGGCGGCATCGATCAGGCGCTGGCGCTGCTGGATGCGCAGAAGACCGCGCTGCAGGGGCAGATGCAGAAAATCGGCATCTGGCAGGTGGATGCGCTCAACTTCCTGGTGCGGCCGCTGACGACCTACTTCTTCCTGGGTATGTATGGTCTGGTCAAGCTGGCCATGCTGATCGTCGCCATGCGCGCGGCCGACCAGTGGGCGGCGATCATCCAGTGCTGGTCGCCGGAAGACGGCGCGATCCTTTCCGGCATCCTTGCTTTCTGGTTCGTCGGCCGCGTGTTCGACAAGAAGCAATGATCAACGCCCTCAACGCTCTGGTGTCGTCTATCAAGCTCATCCAGGGCTTTGAGGGATGCCGTCTTGCGGCATACAAATGCCCGGCGGGGGTATGGACCATCGGCTGGGGCGAGACGCTGGGCGTGAAGGATGGCGACGTGTGGACGCAGGATCAGGCCGACGCCCGGCTGCGTGAGCGGGTTGGACAGTTCATGCTTTCCACGCTGGCGAAATGCCCGCCGCTGTATTTCGAGCCAGAGCATAGGGTGGTCGCCTGCACATCACTGGCCTACAACATCGGCGTGGGTGCATTCGGCGCATCCAGCGTGTGCCGCAAGACGAAGCGCAGGGACTTTAGCGGCGCAGCGGATTCGTTCCTGCTGTGGAACAAGGCAGGCGGCCGCGTGTTGCGCGGGCTGACACTGAGACGGCAGGTAGAACGCCTGCGTTATCTGGACACACGGAGGGCAGGTTGATGCCTGAACGCCTCCTGGAATACATGAGTCGCGCCAGCAACGAGCCTTGGCTGGTCAGCATGTTGGCGTTCTTCGGCGCTTCGTTCGCCGGGCTGGCCACGCAGTTGCGCATCGGCAAGGTGCTCACCTGGCGCGCGGTCGCTGCGGCCATGCTCAACAGCGGATTCATCGGCGCCATCATCGCCCTTGTCGGCTATCAGAACTTTGCCGACAACCTGCCTTACCTGCTCGGCATGTCTCTGCTGGCGGGCATCGGCGGGGCATCCGTGCTGGACTTCTTCCTGTTGCTCATCAAGCAGCGCATGGGCATCACCATCCAGATCGAGCGGAGGAAAGAGTGAGCGATTTCTCCATCCACATCGATCTGGGCAAGGCGCGCGAGGCCACTGGCAACCTGCGTGCCGCGATCGTGCGGAATGTCGAGTCGAAGCTGTGGCGCGGGGCGGAGGAGGTGGCGCGGTTGGCCAAGGGGAACGCCCCCAAGGCCTTCAGCAATCTGACCAACTCTATCCGCGCCGAGCGCGTGGGCGAGATGCATTACCTGGTGAGCGAGGGCATGAACTACGGCCGCGCGGTGGAAGAAGGTGGGCGTCCGCATCATGTGAACTCGGCCAAGCTCATCCCCTGGGTGGAGCGGGTGTTGGGCGCGCGCGGCAAGGATGCGCGCAACAAGGCGTTCCTGATCGCCCGCGCCATCGCCGTGCGCGGCACCCGTGCGCAGAAGTACATGCAGCCCGCCGCCGATTCAAAACGTGACCGCGTGCGCGAGCTGGTGATGCTGGGCGTGAACGACGGCATCCGGGAGGCGATGGCATGACCGACCTGATCGACCGCATGGAGCTGATCAAGACGACGCTGGCCGCGAAATATCCGGATCGCATCGTCACCCGCGACCTGTTGCCATTCGACCGGCGCAAGTCCGCCGATCTGGTGAAAGGCATCTACACCATTCTCGGCGACGGCGAGGGCGACTATGCCAACTACAACGGCCGCGAAGGTATGGATGGCAGACAACCCATCAAGATCGTCGGGCAGTTCGTGCTGGCGGAATCCGTCGTGAAAGAGACACCTTCCGCCATTGAGAACGCGGAGTACGTGATGGTGGAAGAGATCAAGGTCTTCCTGCAAACGCGCCCGGCACTGCTGGCACAGCTTTTCATGAAGCGCTTCTGGCAGAGCCGCCAAGAGGATGCGCCGTATGGTTGGGTCGCCATCGACCTCGAATTCTTGCAATAAGGAAACACCATGGCCAAAGCAAAACCCACCACACCACCCACCGACGATATCCGTGTGGCCTACCACGAAGGTCCCTGCGATATCGGCTTCTGCGGCAAGCGCTGGAAGCGCGGCGAGGCGCAGCCCATCACGCAGGCCGAATGGCAAGCCATGCAGCTGCGCGCCGATTTCAAACACTACCAATTCACTGAGGAGAACTGATCATGGCCCAAGCCAAACCCACCCTTGCGCAACTCATCATGCAATTCCAGACCGGCGGCCTGCGCGTTGCGCCGGACCCGGTCGGTGCCCATGTGCTGCCGTTCCACAAGCTGGATCTCGGACGCGATCCGCGCCGCCAGCAAGACGACAGCATGAACCAGTCGCCGCTGGACAACGCCTCGCACGCGGGCAGTCCTGTGGTGCCCGCCAGCACGATGGAATCCATCCTCGATCTGCGCACCGTTGGTTTCCTGCTCAAGCTGCTGCTGGGCCAGCCGGTCACCACCGGCACCACGCTCAAGTCGCACACCTACCCGGTCGATCTGACGGCGCGGCCGTATGCCTTGTTTGAGCGCCAGCACAGCGACATCAGCAAGTATTTCCGCTGGCTCGGCGTGCACGGCAACAAGCTCTCCTGGGACATCAAGAACAACGATCAGTTGATCGCCTTCGAGGTGATGGCCGCGCAGGAGGTCGATCCCATCCCCACCAGCGCCTTCGACGCCGCGCCCACCAGCGTCTCCAGCTTCCGTGCCAATTCCGGCAGCGGCGTGATCTCTGACGGCGCAGGCACCACGCTCGGCACGGTGGTCGGCGGCAACATCGAGATCGGCAACAACATCCAGCCGCAGGAAGCGGCCGACGGCACCGACGGCTATTCGCTGTTCGACCCGACCAAAGTCAGCTTCAGCGGCAAGATCAAGTGCGTGTTCGACGGCGCAGGCGCATACAACCTGGCACGCACCGGCACCCAGACCCGCCTCAAGATGGTCACCGCCGCCACCATCGGCGCGAACACCTTCGACCTGATCGTGGACATGCCTTATGTCGAGCTGATGGAAAAGGCCGTGCCGGTCAGCGGCAAGAGCGGTCTGCTGGTCGATCTGGATTGGAAGGCCGTGGACGGCGCCACCCTGCCCACGGTGGTGCTGCGCAACGACGTAACCTCCTACTAAGCTCCTCCCTCGCCCCGTCGCCTCGGCGGGGCTTTTTTATTCGCAGAAAGGAAACACCATGGCCATCAAACTACTGATCAACCCCGCCGCCGAAGCGCGTGCATGCATCCACCCCGAGACAGGGGTGGAGTTCATGATCCGCCCGATCTCACCGGAAAAATATGCAGCGGTCCGCAAGGCATCGCTGGACCGGCACGGCGATCTGGACATGCCGAAGTTTGGGGAGAACATGGCCGATGCCGCCATCGCCAACTGGGACGACCAGATCGGCGACACCAATGGCCCGATGGAATGCAACGAGAAGAACAAGCGCCTCTTCGGCCGCAATCACGCGCTCAACATCATGCCGTGGATCACCGACCAGGCCACCAGCCTGGACCAATACCGCCTCGACGAGGAACAAGCCGCAAAAAACGCCTGACCGCCCGGGCGCGCTGGTCGCGCGAGATCGGGTGGGACTACATCAAAGCAATCGAAGACGCAGGCCGCGAGGTCGACCCGGCAGACCTGCCGCCGGATCTGGCGTGGGAAGCGCCGGTGTGGGATCTCTACCAGCGCCTGCGCACGCAGTGGCGCATCAATCCCGCAACTGGCCACGCTATTGGATTGGACTACAACCCCTTCATCGCACTAATGCAGGCAGCGGGAATGGACCTCGACCAAGGGCTGGAGATGTTGCAGGTGGTGGAGATGGAGATGTTGCGGAAGGTTGATTGAAAAGCGGTGTTGGGCGGGTTTTTATATCGCCCACATCGCCATTCTTGCCCCTGTTTTTGACTTGCCACCGCCTGTAGTTTGCAGGCATGAGTGCGAATTCCAACGTCAAGGTCGATATCACTGCCAGCGCTGCTGGCATGCAGCCTGCTGTCTCGCAGGCTGAGCAGAACTTCTCCAAGTTGGAGGCATCTGCCAATAAGGTCGGTAAGCAACTCAAGAACACCAATCAGTCGTTCGACAAGGCCACGCTGTCTGCTGGCCAGTTGCGCATGGCCACGCAGCAGCTGCCGCTGCAGTTTCAGGACATCTGGGTTTCGCTCGCCGCCGGGCAAAGCCCGATGATGGTGATGATGCAGCAGGGTACGCAGATCACCGGCTCGTTCGGTGGGGTGAGTAACGCAGCCAAGGCGATGGGCACTTACCTCATGGGTTTGGTCAATCCGTTCACAGTCGCCGCTGCCGCTGCCGCTGCCGGTGCGTATGCCTGGTACAACTGGGGGGAGTCGGCCAGGGTGGCGGCGGACAAGGCTCGGGAGGCGGCAAAGTCTGCTGAGAAGGATGCGGCGGCGGCATGGGGCGGCACGCAGAAGACACCTGAAGAGCAGATGGCAGAAGTGCAGGCGAAGATGTCCGGCGCTCAAGGTCAGCTCGATGCGGCGCTGATCCGCCGTAATGCAATTACCAGCTCCACGTCCCAAGCGATGGCGATGGCGATCGGCGCTGAGGTGTTGGCGCGCCGCAAGGAGCTCGATGGGTATCAGCGCCAACTCGATCAATTGAAGGCTTCCGCATCCAAGCAGTCGCTGGCACCGGTCCTTGCTATCGAGAACGACCTGTTCAAAAAGCAGATGGATCTGCTGGGCGTGTCGAGCGCGCAGGTTGAGGTCTATGAGCTGGCGATGCGTGGCGCGACGAAGGCGGAGATCAACCGTGCGCAGGCTGCGGCGGATTCGATCGCACAGACGGAAGCGCAGATCGATGCGGAGAAGAAGCGCCAGAAGGCCATCGAAGACACCAACAAGATCCTGTCCGACATCGAACCGTTGTTCAAAGCGAATCAAGAATGGGCGAAGCTGTTAGCGCTCAAAGAGCAGAACCTGCTCACCGATGTGCAGATGGGGCAGGCTTACGAGAAGGCGATGGGGAAGGAAAAGGCCACGGAGTCCAGTTCGGTCTGGAAGACCTTTGCAAAGGACACGCAGCGCACCCTGTCTGACTCGATCTATCAGGGCATGACCGGAGAATTCGGCAACATCGAGCAGCAGTTCAAGCAGCTGCTGTTCCGCATGGCGGCTAACGCGATCGCGGCGGATATCGCGGGCGCGATGTTCGGGCAGGAGAGTAATGTGGTGTCGGGGTTGTTTGGTGGGTTTTCATCTGCTGCGCCCAGTTTCGACGGCGGCGGACACACCGGATCCGGACCGCGCTCGGGTGGCATAGATGGCAAAGGGGGATTCTTGTCGATCTTGCACCCGCAAGAGGAGGTGTTTGACCATACGCGCGGGCAGTCTTCCGGCGGCTTGCTCAGCGTGGTGGTGCACAACTACAGCGGCGCGCCGGCCACCGCCCGCGAGACGGTAGACAGCCGTGGCCAGCGCAGGCTGGAGGTGGTGGTGGGCGAGATGGTCGGGGCGGAGATGGGTCGGCCGGGATCCGCTGTGCATAGATCGATGCGCAGCAACTTCAATTCGCAGCCCGCGATGGTGAGCAGATAATGGCCAGCTCGATCAACTGGCCGCCCAGCCTGCCGCAATATCCATTGCGTAGTCGATACGTTGAGAAGCATGGTGTGCTGGTGTCTTCCACGCCAATGGACGCGGGTCCTGCGAAGCTTCGTCGCCGAGGCAGTAAGCCCGTGATCCTGACGCTTGAATATCTGATGAAATCCGATCAGTTGGATACGCTGGATACATTCGTCAAGCAGACGTTGATGGGGGTGAAAAGATTTAATCTTCCCTATCCGAGGACGCTTGAATCAGTTGAAGTCAGGATCGTTCCCTCTGGTGATGGTGAGTTCTTCTCTGCCACGACGACCGGGCCGAATTGGTTCGTCGCGCTCTCCGTCGAGATCCTCCCATGAGCCGCACCTTCTCCGCTGCCGCCATCGAGCAGTTCTTTTCGCCGGATTCCGACGATCCGCTGCTGCTGTTGGTCACGATCGTGAGCGGCGGCACCACGGCGCGCTTCGCCAACGGCTATACGCAGCGCCTGACCGCGCTGGAGCTGGACGAGAGCATGACGGTGTATGGCGTGGTGTCCAACGGCGAGAGCTACATCTTTATGCCGATGGAGCTCACGCTGCCTTCGTCTGAAGAGGGGGCGGCCCCCCGCGCGCAGCTCACGCTGCACGACGCGACACGCGAGGCGATGCCATTGGTGCGCGCGGTCACCGGCGCGGCCGAGGTTACGCTGCAAGCCGTGCTGGCCACCGCGCCGGACGTGGTCGAGATGAGTTTCAGCGGCCTACAGCTGACCGGCATCCATTACAACCGCGACGCCATCACCGGCACGCTCAGTGCAGACAACCTGGCACAGGAGCCTTTCCCCGCGCATGCCTTCGTGCCGTCCACTTTTCCGGGGCTGTTCTGATGTCGCCCTGGACGAACGATTACATCGGCATCCCCTACCTGAGTGGCGGGCGCGATCGCGCCGGCAGCGATTGTTGGGGGCTGGTGCGTCTGGTCTACCGCGAGCAGTACGGCATCGATCTGCCCAGCTATGGCGAGATCGACTATGACGCGGCCAACATCGCGCAGACCGCCGGGCTGATCGCCGACCATCGCGACCAATGGCAGGACGTGCAGGACCCGTGCGCGGGCGACGTGGTGCTGCTGCGCATCGAGGGCTATCCGGCGCATGTCGGCGTGATGATCGATGCCACGCGCATGCTGCATGTGCATCGTGACGGACTCACCAGCTGCATCGAGCGGCTGGACGGTGGCAGCTGGCGGCACCGCATCGAGGGCTATTACCGCCATGCCGAGCGGCTGGGCGGTGTGGTGCTCAGCGGCTGCCCGCATCCGCTGAAGACGGTGAGCCTTGTCGGCACGCTGCCGGCCGGTGCCACGCTGCGCGACATGATCCTGACCGAATGCCGCCGCGCGAATGTGCCGGATGTGCTGATCGAGGCACAGGGCCATGCCTGGATCGATGGCGAATACATCCCCAGCGCAGACTGGTCGACGCGCATCCCGGCCGCCGGCCAGCGCGTGGAATACCGGCTGCTGCCAGCCGGCGGCAATAACCGCGCACTGCTGACCATGATCGTGATGGTGGCCGTGGCGGTGGCTGCGCCTTATGCGGCCGGCTACATCAACATCATGGCCGGTGGTGCATTCGGTGCCGCCGGCAGCGCCGGTGCGATGGCCCTCGGTGCCACCGTCAGCATGGGCCTCACCTATGCCGGCATGGCGCTGGTCAATGCCATCGCGCCGATCCGCCCGCCGTCGGTCGATAGCAGTGTCGGCCGCAGCCGCTACCAGCTGCAGGGCGGCGCTAACCAGATCTCGCCCTACGGTGCCATCCCGGTGGTGCTGGGCCAGTTCCGCTACACGCCGCCTTCCGGCGCGATCCCCTACACCGAATCATCCGCATCGGAGAACTACCTGCGCATGGTGTTGTGCTGGGGCTACGGGCCGCTGGATGTGAGCGATCTGCGCATCGGCGATACGCCGCTGTCCAGCTTCGAGGATATCCAGATCGCCCACCTGCGCGGTGTGGACGGCGAGAACAAGACGGCGTTCAACCGGCTCTACGGCAAGGATGTCAGCCAGGAGAGCGTGTCCGTCAAGCTGGAGACCGGCACGCCGGTGGACCGCGTCACGTCCGCCGACGTGGATGGCATCAAGCTGGTGTTCTCGTTCCCGCAGGGCTTGTGGAAAACCGCCAGCAACGGCACCAATGCCGGTGCCAACGTGGACGGGGTGGATGTCGGCGTCAGCATCCAATACCGCCTGACCGGGGCAGTCGATTGGCAAGAGGTGGCGGCCACGGTGCGCGCAGCCACGATCGGCCTGCCGCCGACCTACGACGAGCAGACGCTCAGCAAGTGGGACGGCGATCCGGATCTGGGCGACTGGTGGTACGCCGAATACGGCTACCTCAAAGACAACGTCGGCGATGCGGTGCAGGTGCCGCTGTACCAGTGGACAGTGGTCACGCTCGACCGGCACAACAACGTGGTGATGCGGCAGGGCTGCATCACCGACAATCCCGCTACGAACCCCTCGTCCACGCTGCTCGCCCTGATGGAAGCGCATAACTACGGGCTGCCGGTGAGCTATGAGCGCCTGCCGACCCCGCCTGCTGGCGAGGTGGAGTTGTACCAGGTGTGCGTGCAGGGCGAGACGGTGGTCGATACCGTGGATCTGCGCAGCGTCAGCATCACCGGCTGCGCGCTCACGGTGGACGGCCTCTCGCTCAGCGTTGCCGCCGGCAGCATCGTGCGCGAGGACAGCGAGACGCTGGTGGTGAGCGCAGCCACCAAGAGCGCGTTCGACCGCGTGGTATCGCTTGAGGTGCCGACCGGGCAATACGATGTGCGCGTCACCCTCGTCACCGACGACAGCGCCACCGGCACCTACCCCAGCGGCAACAGCGCGGCCGTGTACCGCGAGTGCTACTGGAGCACGCTCACCGGCATCAGCAACCAGCGCCCGATCGTGCCGCCCAAGCCGCTGGCGATGACGGCCATCCGCATCCGCGCCACCAACCAGCTCAACGGCTCGCTCGAAGGCATCACCGGCACGGTCAAATGCGTGTGCCTGGACTACAACAAGGCCACCGCCACCTGGATCACGCGCCACACGCGCAACCCGGCCAGCTTGTTCCGCCACGTCTTGCAACACGCGGGCAACGCGGTGCCGGTGGCCGATGCGGGCATCAATCTCACCCAACTGGCGCGCTGGCACAATTACTGCCGCATCAACGGTTTTGCGTTCGACCTGGTCATCACCGGCCAGCGGCCGATGCTGGATGTGCTCAAGGATATCTGCGCGGCCGGCCGTGCCTCGCCTGATCTGGTGGACGGCAAGTGGACGGTGGTGATCGACGAGCCGAAGCCGAACATCGTGCAGCATTTCACGCCACACAACAGCTGGGGCTTCGAGGGCACGCGCATCCTGCCCAAGCGGCCGCATGCGCTGCGCGTACAGTTTTTCAACCGCGCCAAGGGCTACCAGGCCGACGAGCGCATGGTGTACGACGACGGCTACACCTCGGCCAACGCCACACTGATCGAGGGCATCGAGCTGCCCGGCATCACCGATGCCGACAACGTGCACGCCTTCGGACGTTTTCATTTGGCGCAACTCGCGTTGCGGCCGGACACCTACACCCTGAACGCCGACATGGAACACCTGATCTGCACGCGCGGAGACAAGGTGCGCGTGACGCACGACGTGCCGATGTGGGGCTTGGGGTCCGGCCGCATCCGTCAGGTGCTGACCAGCGGCGCAACGGCCACCGGCATCGTGGTGGACGAGGTGTTGCCGATGGATGCCGGCGCAGACTACAGCGTGCGCATCCGCCGCAAGACCGGCACCAGTCTGGTGTGCGCCATCGTGCCTGCCGTGGCCGATGGCCACTACAGCACGCTGATGTTCGTCACGCCCATTGCAACCGGCCTTATCAACGCCAACGATCTGCTGCTGTATGGCACCACCGACAGCGAGAGCGTGGAGCTGGTCGTCACCGGCATCGTGCCGGACAGTCAGGGCGGTGCGCGTTTGACGCTGGTGGACTACGCGCCGGGCGTGTTCAACGCCGACGAAGAGGCCATCCCGCCCTACGACAGCCAGATCAGCCAGCCGCCGCTGTTGATGCGCACAGTGATCGCCGGCAACAAAGTGCCCGCTGTCCGTCGCGTGGTGAGTGACGAGTCGGCGCTGAGCGTCGCGGGCGACGGCAGCCTGGTCAGCAACATCCTCGTCAGCTTCGGCTACGCGGCCAACCTGCCCAAGAGCGTGACGCATGTCGAGCTGCAATATGGCCACAGCGCGGAGGATATGGTGTGGGACGCGCTGCCGCTGGCGCCGCTGGCCGCCGGTATCTTCGTCATACCGGCGGTGCGCGATCTGCACGCCTATCGCTTCCGGCTGCGCTACGTCGACGCCCAGGGCATGGGCGGCCGCTGGAGTGCGATCACTGAGCACACAGTGGTGGGCAAGACATCGGTGCCTGCTGACGTGACCGGGCTGTCCGTGGGTGCCGCAGGCAAGATGCTGGCACTGGACTGGGGCGTGGTGAGCGCGCGCGATATCGCCGGCTACGAGGTACGCACGGCCGATTCTGGGTGGGGCGTGGACACGGCATGGCTGTGGCGCGGCAAGGCGAGCAGCTGCACGGTCGATCCGGGCGAGCTGGATGTTCCGCGCGCGTTGTACGTGCGCGCATTCGACCGGGGCGGGCGCTATAGCGCGGCATCGGCCCAGGTTACCCACACGGTCACCGCGCCTGATCGTCCGGGTGCGCTGACGGCGACCTTCGCCGACACGGCGCTGACCAACGCAACCGTTACCCTGGACTGGCCGGACACTGAAAGCGAGTTCGGCGTGGCGTATTACAGGGCCAGCTACGGCGCCGTGAGCAAGGCAGTCAAGGCCAGCACCATCACGCTGCCGGCAGACTGGACCGGGGCCCGCGTATTCAGCGTGCAGACCGTCGACCAGTTGGGGTATGCATCCGCCGCCAGACAGTTGTCGGTGACCAAGTCTGCGCCTGGCAAGGTGACACAATTGCGTGCGCAGGTGATCGACAACAGTGTGCTGTTGTCTTGGGTGCTGCCGGCCAAGACGACGCTGCCGATCGACCATGTGCGCATCCGTCGTGGCGACAGCTTCGCCACAGCGGAGCTGGTGGGCACCAAGTCAGGCTCGTTCACCTCGTTCGATGAGTTGGAGCCGGGGGCCTATACGTACTGGGCGACGGTGGTGGATACCGACAACATCGAAGGCCTGCCAGTCTCGGTTGCGGCGCAGGTGTCCGAGCCGCCAGATTTCGTGTTCCACGGATCGATCGATTCGACCTTCGGCGGTTCCCTGTCATCGGCGCTGCTGGAGCGCGGCGCAGTGCTGATGCCGATCGACACGGCGACCAGCTTTGCGGCGCACTTCACCTCGCGCGGCTGGGCCACGCCGGCCGATCAGATCGCCGCCGGCTACCCGTTGTTCGCCCAGCCCACGCCTCCCATCGCGTACTACGAGGAAGAATTCGACTTCGGAACGGTGCTGTCCAGCAGCCGTGCGACCGTGTCTTGGGGCGGAGAACTGATCGCCGGAACGCCGGATATCAGCTGCACGCTCAGCCTCTCCCCCGATGGGGTGGACTGGGTGAACTATCCGGGCGTGAGCAACGCGTTCGGCACCGGCTGGCGCTATGCCAAGGTCAGGATCACGGTCGATCAGGTGGCGGACGACCATGCGCTGTATCGGCTCAGCGCGCTGAATGTGCGTGCCGATGCGAAGAAGCGCAGCGACAGCGGGATGGTGGATTGCGTCGCCGGCGACACCTTGGGCACCGTGTACAACTTTGGCCGCGAGTTCATCGACGTCACCAGCATCACCGCCACGCCAGAGGGCACGTCTCCGCTTACCCCGGTGTGGAGCTACAAGGATACGGTGATTGACGGCACCTACAGCATCACCGGCGGCGTGGCCACCATCAATGCGGTCGGGCATGACCAGGTGGTCGGCCAGAACGTGCGCCTGGCGTTCCTTACCGGCGGCGCGCCGGACGGCATCTATCCGGTAGCGTCGGTGGGCGGCGCGGACAGCTATACCGTGGCGGTCGCCGCCGCCAACACCAGCGGCACTGTCAGCACCTATTCGCAGGGCTGCCGGATATACCTCTTCAGTGACCCCACCACGCGCGCCAGTGCGCGCGCATCCATCGACGTTAAAGGATATTGATATGACCGACCACACGCTCCCATCGACCGACCTGCCTTATGCCGATTTCGTTGCCGCCATGCATTCGCGCATCAACGAGATCGCCGCCTGGCTGGATCCGGCGTTCTCTGATCCTACCGGACTTAGCATCGGTGCCAAGCGCATCGTGCCCAGCAACGATTACGCGGTAGAGGAATTGACGGCCGGCGGTTGGGTCGAGGTGTACAGATCGTTCCGCGTGAGCAATACGCTGTTCAATGGCAGCGCGAATACGCTGACATCGCCTGGCATCTACATGATCGCAGCGTCCGCGTCGGACACGCCATCTGGCATCAATGCGATCATCACCGTAAAGAAACACCCATCCACCAACGCGATCCTGCAGCAGTGGGAACGGGCAAACCAGACGGCGTCGCTCGATATCAGGAACCGCGTGTACAACCCGACCACGGGCGTGTGGTCTGGCTGGGTGCCGGCGCTGGATTCGTCACACCTCAGCGCGTCCGACCCGCACCCGCAATACATGACTGAGGCCGAGAGCGATGCCGCCATCGCGGCCGCCATCGCTGCTCTGGTCGATTCCAGCCCTGGCACACTGGACACCCTGAACGAACTGGCGGCGGCCCTGGGAGACGACCCGAACTTCGCGACCACGGTCAGCGCCGCGCTGGCCGCGCGGTTTCCTTATTACGGGTCGTTCTCCGGCGATGTGCACACCCTCACTACGCGCGGGTTCTATGACATCAACTCTGCGGCAACCAACAAGCCGTTCGGGGTGGGAGGGACGCTGCTGGTGATGGTGATCGGCGGCAACGTCACGCACCTCCTGTTCCGCACGTCGAACACTTCAGCAGTCGAAGTGTGGTCAGAATCCTTCGGCATCACCAGCGGCTGGACCGACTGGGACAAGCTGCCGACGCTGACTGATGTTAATGCGCTGATCGCGGCATCCGTCGCCAGCACCACAGTGGCGGGCGTGGTGGCGCTGTCGACGGATGCCGTGGCCAAGGCCAAAGCAAGTGCGTCCGTAGCGCTGACGCCTAGTAATTTGGCGGCGCTGGCGTTTACGTCAAGCGAGATCGCGATGCCAACGGCCTCCGGGAATAAGTCTGCTGCGCATGGATTGGGGGCTGTGCCGGCCTCGATCGAAGTGGCCTTCCGGTGCAAGACAGCGGAGCATGGTTATGCGGTCGGGGACGAAATTGTAATGACGAGCATGTACGGCTATTACTCCGAAGTGTGGACGGCCTACAAGAACAGCACGGATGTGGGGGTTGCATTTTTAACGGCGGAAGTTAATGCCGTGCACAAGACCGCCGGTACTTGGCACGCACTAACTGCCGCCAACTGGCGCGTCGTCCTGCGCGCGAGCTTGATCTGATGGCCGCCGCACTGACAATCGCTGCCGTCGTAGCTGTGGCCGGCCTGTTCTGGTGGTTTTGCGACGAGATGGAAAAATCTTTGGAGGGGTATTGATGCGCGGGTTACTGGGCGGCTGTTTGCGCGGGTCGGCAATCCGTGGCATCGGCCAGCACCCATTGCCGCAGCGCGTGGCCGAACTGTTCGACAGGTCCGGCCGCGTAGTGCCCCACCACCTTGCTGCGCGTGTCGTCGAGGGCGGAGATGTCGATCACCTGGTAGGTGTCCACCCCGAGCGCGCCATGCATGGCGACCGTGATGGTGCCGGAGCGGATATCCGTGTACAGATCTCCCGTCACCACCATCTGCGCAGTGACCATCCCGCTCTGCCAACACTTGCGCGATTGATCCAACACCTTGCGGTACACCGCCTGATAGTTCGCCGGCGCCTCAAAAGCCACCCGCCGCTCCGCCCCCATTTCCCGGACGCCGATGGCAGTGGTAGGGGCGCAGCCGTATAGCATTAAGATGGCTAGTAGTAGGGCTGTTGTTCTCATATAGGCGCTCCCTCAACGATGACCGCCGTACCCGTGCCGACGATCATCAGCATGTTCTTCCCGCCGCCGGAGATCTCGCTGTAGTCGAGGTCGACGGCGATCACGGCGTTGGCACCCATCTGTTGGGCTTCGGCCTTGAGTTCCAGGATGCAGGTCTGGCGCGCGTCGCGCAGGATGGATTGCATCGAGCGGCTGCGCCCGCCCCATGAATCTCTGATCTCGGTGAAGAAGTCGATGATGATGTTGATGCCGGCGACGTTCTCGGAGGAGACGATGCCGAGGGTCTTGGTGACGCGGTAACCTTCCAGCGACATGGCGGTGGTGACCTGCACGTTGTTCACGGCTTCGGCCCATGCTTCGCGCTCGGTTTTTTGCTGTTGGTCGATCTCGTGCTGGGTCTTGCTATCTTCGCCGCGCACCAGCTGCGCGATTTTTTCGCTGGTTCCGGCGATGTGCATGTCTGGCTGCGGGAAGGTGACGACTGAGACGCCAAGCGGCCCGGCGGGGACGGTGACTTCCAGCACTTGCCCTGCGCGGACGACAGTGAGGGTGTTCTGCTGGCCGCCCTGGCTGGCTGATGCCAGCAGGTTGTCGACCGTCATCATGTAGGTGTCGTTGTAGCGGAAGATGACATCGTGCTTGCGCAGCCCGGCTTTGTCGGCTTGTCCGCCGGGCGTGGTGGATTCGATCAGTAGTCCTGGCATCGTTCTTCCTTTTTTTGGTTATACATCGCCGCCCGCCGAACGCATTATCTGAGCTATCAGATTATTTAGTTCTGTGACCAACATTTTGTTTGGGTTGGTCTCACTCTCTACTCGATCTCTGTTGGCTTTCAGCGCAGTCAGAAGTTTCGCTCCATCCAGTTGGCCAAGCAGGGAGAACAAGACGATCTGCAGCGCACGGCTATTGGCTGCGTGTGATTCGGCTATGACTGCATTTAGCCCGGCGGCGTATACAAAAACATCCTGAACCTCGATCTTCCCAAGGAAAGCAGGGGGAGGTGGCTCCCCTGCCGTATGGGCAGTCGTTGGTTCTGCTTTCGGATAGTCGCTGTCCTCAAATAATTCTCCGATAGTGCAGTTCAACGCGCTGGCGATGTCTCTTATCTTTTTTTCAGACGGCCACCACTTGCCGTTTTCAATGCGCGACACATCAGAAGCAGAGTTCAGTCCGGCGCGATCGGCCAGCTCTATCTGCTTCATCCGTTTTTCCTCTCGGCGTTTTCTGATCTCTATCCCAAATCCCATTTGCGCATCATGCAAACAATGTACATATAGGGGAATTCACAATATGCAAATAAACTTGCATTAAATGCAAATTACATATACATTTAATGCACACAGAGATTTTCACCAGATGAAAGAGAAGCGAATGACGCCGTTACGCAAAGAGCGAATCAAGAGTGGGATGACGCTAGTAGACCTATCGGCTAAGTGCGGAGGTATTTCCACATCGCAAATATCTCGCATTGAGCGTGGAAAGTCGCGCGGGTCGGTCGCTACAGCTGAACGTTTGTCGACGGCACTGAAAAAGAAGGTTTCCGCGTCTGACATCTTGTTTCCCCCGAAGCCCAGACGGGGAGCAAAAAAACGTAGTTAGAGGTGGAACGGCTCAGCGTTGGCGCGCTGAGCCGTTCCGGGTGTGCGTGATACACAGCTCGCAGCATGAGTATCCCGCCCACCCCCGTTAAACGATAGGTGACGAAGCAAGGGGGTCTCACACCATGGCAGCAAAACTTCCGATGGACATCCACGAGTCTTTTTATCGTGTGGTCCATGACTATCCGGCAGGCGTTCCTGCGCTGGCCGCAAAGATGGGCATCCCGCCTGGGACGCTCTACAACAAGGCCGATCCGGGAAATGAAGGCAACCACAAGCCGACGCTGGCCGATGGCGTGGTGGCGACCTTGCTTACAGGTGATAAACGCGTGCTGCATTCCTTCGCAGCGCTGGCTGGCGAGGTGTGCATCACCCTGCCGGACCTTTCCCAATTGACCACTGATGCCTTGATGTTCCACCTCCTGCAGATCGAGAAGGAGGGCGGGGATTTCTGGCGGCAGCTGCATGCGGCGATGTCGGCCGACGATCAGATCGACCGCAAGGAATACGCCGACATCGAGCGCGAGGCGCACGAGTGGATCGCCGCCATTCTGGAAAGTCTGGTGCGCATGAAAGAGATGTCCGGAGGTGCGAAGTGAACCTCTTGCACAAGCCCGCACCGGCTGCCATCGCCAAGCATGGCATCGCCACCCTGACAGACAACCTCGCGCCGGGCGAATTCATCGCCATCAACCGCGCCTTTTTCAATGTGTTTCGCCCTGAGTTTGAAGCCCGTTTTATTCGCGGAGGTAAGCCATGCGCCACCAGCAACAGCAGTTCGCCCTGCCGCTCGGGCAAGTAGAGCCTTCGGAGGCTTTGATGCGCGCCGCCTGGGAACGTGAGCGGACGCGGCTGAAAGTGGGGTTTGAGCAGGCGATGGATACGCCGTGTTTTCGGGCCTGCCTGAGAGGCGAGGTGATGGTGATGGCTAAACGGGGGAGGAAATAACGATGGCAACGATCAAACAGCAAGCAGCGCACCAGCGCCGCAGCCTCAAGGCGATCAGGAAGCGGCTGGAGGTGATGTGTGCCGACTGGGGCGAGGTGGATTGCTACTTCGAGAACAGGCTGGCAGAGATCATGCAGGACATCGAAAAGCTAGAAGGCGAAATGATCGGATTCACAGATGAAGGAGGAGGCAATGACTGAATTCATGGATCTGCAGCAGGTGGTGTTGGCCGCTGAGTGGCTGCTGTTCTTCTTTGTGGTGATGGCGGTGATCTTGGGAGGGCGCGGGCGATGAACACGATTCGATTGGTACCGGAGACGAAGCTGGCGGATTTGAACCGGCTGGCACAGGCGCAGGGCGGTGCACTGCGGGCGATCAACAACCGGTTGTTGCTGGTGCGTGTGAAACAGCACGCCGACAAGGCCTTTGCGGCGCTGGATGGCGGCGATTGCCTTGCTGCGATCGAGCATATCCGCAGGGCCAGCGCAGAGACGCATTCGATGGAGGGCAGCCCATGTTCCGCTTGATACGCCGCATCGAGAAGTCGGTGGTGGGTGGCTACAACTTCATCTGCAACACCTGGTTCTTTCTTGGACTTGGCCACAGCTTCGGTCAGGCCATGGGCAAGGCGCGCGACACGCTGCCGAGATAAGCGTTTTACCCGCCCGGATGGGCATTTGAAAAAGGAGCGAGCGATGTTTACACAGCAACAGCAGCAAGGGGCCGCCGTCTTCGGTCGGTTCCTCACCCTGGCCGAGCAGCGCAAGCTGCTGGGCTTACTCAAACAACAGGCCAGCCCCGTGGCGCTGCGCGATGGGGCGGTGATCCGCCTGCTGATCGGCAGCGGTCTGCGCATCGGTGAATGCTTGTCTATCTCGGCAGGTGATGCGGCGGATGCCTTGCAGAGCGGCTATCTCTTCATCCCCAAGGAGCAACGCAAGGGCGAGGCGGGCGATCTTTCGGTGTTTCTCACCCAGTCTGTGCGGTCTGCGCTGCGCGATCTGTTGCTGCTGCGCGAGGGGGCGGCGGTGGACGAGGCGTTGATCGTGTCGCGCAAGAGTGGCGGCAAGCCGATGACGGTGCGCGCTTTCGAGATGCGCGTGGCGTATTGGGCCAAGCTGGCCGATCTGCCGGCGGGCGTGTCGCCGCACTGGTTCCGCCATACCCATGCCAAAAACATCATGCGCGAGAGCGAAGCCGCCGACCCGTTGCGCATCGCACAACTGGCGCTGGGCCACACTTCGCGCCGCACCACCGAGATCTACACCCGTCCGGATCGCGAGGAGATGGGCGAGGCATTGAGCCGCGTGGACGCCTGCGTGAACGGTAAGCCAAGGGTGCGGATGGCGGACCTGCGCAAGCGGCATGAGGGGAGGGTGGGAGCATGAGCACGGAGATCGTTTGTTATCCGGAGACGATGGCGTTTGGCGGGGTGGCGTGGACGCGCACTGATAGAGCGGCCGGTACAGGCATAGAGTATTTAGCCAAGGCCGAGAACAAGACGCAGTTGAGGGTCTATCTGTATCCGCAAGCACCTGAACGCTGGCTGTGGAAAGCAACGTTCGATGTGGTCGAGGTCAACTACAGGCTGGCGCACTACTACGAAGTAGGGGTCATCGTCGACAGCATGGAAGAAGCCATGACCTGCGCCATCAATGCCTTCGATGACTGGCTGGATGATATGCAACGCATCTTGCGCCAGCAACGCCCAAAGGACGGCTATGCGCTCGGCTTTGAAGACGGACAGGCAGCGCTCAAGGCTGAGATCGAGAAGGTGCTGCTATGAAGCCCTGCATCACTCACCACCACGCCTGCGACTGCCGCGAGCATAAAGTCGCCGTACTGATCAAGGCGGCGCTGGACGCGGTCACTGAGTTGGACGGCTTGAACGGTGCGATCCATCGCTTTGGGTTGAATGGGGTGAGCATCCCCGCATCCATCGAGATCTCCGAATTCGAGGTGGTGCGCAGCATCGTCGAGCGTGTCTACGACGCCTGCGAGCAGCTGGGCGCGCAGGTAGGTGCACCGGAAGAGAAGCCCCCCTGCGATCACGTCGTCATCGTGGCGGATGTGTGCGCGAAGTGTGGTGCCGAGGTGGTCGCATGAGCCGCCGCAACCACAAGCAGAAGCCTAATCGCACCAAGCGCTATGTGCAGAAGCACGTCCGCCTGCCGGTGATGGGCGCGCTGCGCCGTGAGTTCGAGGTGACGTTGCACAGCGCGCTCACGATGGCGGAGATCGGTCTATTCAATCAATACCAGTTCGACCGCATCGGCCAGTCGCTCAATGTCATCTGGGGTGCGCTGGAACTACGCCCGCCCAAAGGATCGGAAGCGGCCAAGCTGGTGATCGAGGGGGCCATGCGCGCCATGAACGACGCAGGCAAGCGCGGCGACGCTACCGGCATATGGGTGCTGCGCAATACCGAGCAGGCCGCTGTGCTGGCAGGAATCCAGAAGGCCGAAGAAGTCCTCCCCCGCTTGGATGTGCTCACCCTCAATGAAGCCATCCAGCAGTTCGACCTGATCCGCATCGAGGACATCAAACGCACCGTCGCGATAGACCCCGCCAGCGGGCCGGACAAGACAGCGGTGACCACCATCAAAGCCGGTGAGATCGACAGCATCACCCTGATCGAGACCGACGACCACAACCACATCAAAGCCGTGCACAAGATCGTGCGCGCACCTGAAGAAAGGACACCAGCATGAACTGCAATTGTTTAACCGATCTCAAGGGGAAGCTGCTCGACCACTTGAAGCAACCGGGACGCTTTAAAAAACCAGTGAAGGACATCGAGATTATGGGTGTCACCCTGCAGGTGACCGATACCAATCTCGTCACCAGAACCTACACAGAAGTAGCGGTTGAACTGGAAGGGCAAAAGAAGCGGGATCGCAGTCCGCTGATGCATACCTTCTGCCCGTTCTGCGGAAAGAAACAGGAGGACAAAGCATGAACGCCCCCGCTCCGATCATCCGCCCCGACATCCTCACCTTCCGTGGCGAGTATTTCGATTTCATCAACCCGCACAACAACAAGTTCGACATCCGCGATATCGCCCATGCGCTGAGCAATGTGTGCCGCTTCGCCGGGCATACCCGCGAGTTCTACAGCGTGGCGCAGCACAGTGTGATGGTGGCGCGCATCTGCTTCCGCTGTGCTGCACAGAGCGACATCATCGACCACGGCCGCGCCGGGCTGTTGCACGACGGGGCCGAGGCTTACCTGGGCGACATCACCCGTCCGCTGAAGCAGTTGCTGCCGGACTACAAGGTGATCGAGCAGCGCGTGGAGGCGGCGTTGTTCGCTGCCTTCAAAGTCCCGCACCCGCTGCCCAAGATCGTGAAGCACGCCGACCTGGTGATGCTGGCCACCGAGCAGCGCGACCTGATGCCTCCGCATGACGATGAATGGACGCTGATCACCGGCATCGAGCCGCTGCCGGAGGTGATCAACCCCTGGTATCCGGAGAAGGCGGAGCGGGAGTTTCTGGCGATGTGGGATGACTTGATGGGGGTGGTGTGATGGATGAACTCTACTACCTGCAGGACAGCCGAGGCTATGTCGGCAACGACGTGCTGTGGTGGGCGCAGGGTGGCGCCGGTTACACCACAGACCTGAGCAAAGCAGCCGTTCTATCCAAGGATGCCGCAGTTAGACAGCACAACTGCCGCGAGACAGACATCCCTTGGCCGAAGGAGTACATCGACGCGCGATCTCGCCCAGCAGTCGACATGCAATACATCCGCAGAGACGAGGCATTGGCAGGCACAGGCATCGTGTTGATCAAGCCACAGAGACCAAAACGCACGCCATACAAGTGCTATCACTGCGGAAAATTCATGCGGGAGGAGCAGCAATATGTTCCATGCCCGCATTGTGGCGGGAGCAACATGCCATGATCCAACTCGACCAACTCACCGCCATCCACACCTCGCTGGACAGCCTGCTGTCCCTCATCAGCATGGACGCTATCAACGGCCTGTTCGAGCTGTCTGCCGGGTTCTTCGTCCTCAACCACTGCCGCGTCCTGCACGCTCACAAGCAGGTGCGCGGCGTCTCGCTCACCAGCTCCGGCTTCTTCCTGATCTGGGGTGTGTGGAACATGTACTACTACCCGGCACTGAACCAGCCGCTGAGCTTCTACGGCGGTGTGTTCGTCGTCGCGGCCAATGCCTTCTACCTGGGGATGATGCTGCGCTATCGCAATGCCGAAGCCTTGGCTGCGGTGTTAGATGAGCATGAGCTGTATCTGGGCGTGGAGAGCACGGGCAGCTACCCGGCAAAGAAGGGCGGTGCCGCATGATGCCTTCCCCATCACTCGCTGCTCGCGGCCTCAAGCCGATCACTCAACTGGCTGCGAAGCGTACTCACGGCGACCGGCTGCGCTATCTAGGCGGATGCCGTTGCGCGGATTGCCGTCGTGCCAATACGGACTATGAGAATGCCCGCCGGGTCGCACGCAAGGAATGCGACTGGAACGGGATTGTGCCGGCGAAGAAGGCCCAGGCGCACATACTCAAGCTTGCCAGGCAGGGGGTGGGTCGTCGTTCCGTGCAGGCAGTGACGGACATATCGGACAGCATCTTGTTCAAGATCCGCGCTGGCACCAAGACCAAGATCCGCGCCAGGACGGAGCGGTTGATCCTGGCGGTGACGAAGGAGATGGCAGCAGACCATGCGCTGGTCGATGCGGCGCCGAGCTGGAAGCTGTTGAACAAGCTGCTCGATAAGGGCTACACCAGGACGCAGCTGGCGCATGCGCTGGGCGGCAAGTCTCACGCGCTGCAGGTCGGCAAGGAACAGGTGACGGTGCGCATGGCTTATGAGGTGCGCCGCCTGTACCTGAAGTGCGAGAAGGCCGGATTCGCTGATGCAGCGCGGCGCGAACAGCCAGCAGAACTCCCTCACAACACTTTCAGCCCGCGCCCTGGTGTGTTGGTGCATCGGATGGAGGGTTGATGATGAACGCCCCCTTCTTCCCCATCGAACGCCTGCGCCTGTTCGCCGCCGACAGCCAGGTGTACCGCGCCTTCCATCACTTGATCGCCGCCCGCATGGGCACGCTGCTGCTGGTTCCGTTGCACCTGGTCACCGGCCGCTGTGATGCCGTGGTGGATGGCTGCCCTGTGCCTTGGGAGGAGGTGCACGCGGTGCTGGAGTATCCGGCGATCCGTCCCCTCACGAATACCGCTGTATGGACTATGGACGACCACCTGCAGCAGTTGGAGTACCTGGGCATCGATCCGGATGCGTGCGAGATGGATTTCATCACGCCGATGGTGAAGGGTGAGGAGAAAGTGTTGCGCCTCGTGCATCCGTGCGGGGTGAGGTATGCAGTCGTAGTTAGTTGAAATCAACCAAAGGAGATACAGATGAACCAAATGACAGCAAAGTTCGCCTTGCCCGAACTAAAAGAAGGCGAGATCTACGGTGGTGCCTTCATCCAGCCGGATGGCAGTGGTCACCATACCATCATCCTGGATGGCGACAACGACGATGCCGATTGGCAGACCCAGATGGATTGGGCCAAATCCATCGGCGGTGATCTGCCGGATCGCGTGGAGCATGCGATGTTCTACAAGCATCTGCCTGATCGCTTCAAGAAGGACTGGTACTGGTCGAACACGCAGCGTTCGGCAGGTTCCGCCTGGTTTCAGCACTTCCTCTATGGCCTCCTGTATTGGTACGACACCAGCCTCAAGTGCCGCGCTGTCGCCGTCCGCAGAGTTCCCTTTAACACTTCAGCATTTACCAATTAGGAGTTCCCAATGAATGCCGCAAAAAATGAGTTTCTGAAATCCCTGCTCAAGCCGGGAGAACTGTATGCCGGGATTCTTCTCGGAAAGGATGGAGAGCCTGATCAGCACATCATTCGGCTGCCAGGCGAAGCGCAGTCCGTGGACTTTGATGAGGCCGTCAAATACGCAAAAGACGCGGGCGGAAGACTGCCAACGCGCCGCGAGCAACCCCTGTTGTTCGCCAACCTGAGTGAGACATTCACGCCTAACTGGTACTGGTCTGGAGAGCAGCGTTCGGCAGGTTCCGCCTGGTATCAGGACTTCATCAGTGGCCTCCAGGATTGGAGCTACACCGACCTCAAGTGCCGCGCTGTCGCCGTCCGCAGCGTAGCTATTTAACCATTCAGCATTGATTTATTCAGCATGGCAATCACCTCAGAACTGCCCATCTATAAAGTGGCCTACGACCTGCTCGACGCCATCACCGACCTTGCTCGCAATATGCCGCGCGACTTCAAGCAGAGCATAGGCGGCAAGCTGCGTGATGAGTGTGTTGAGATTGTGACGTTGATCTTCCGCACCAACTGCGCGCGGGAGAAGACGCCGCACCTCGATGCACTGATCGAGCGGTTGCAGGTTGCCGAGCTGCTGTTGCGCCTGTCGCGCGACAAGCGGCTCATCTCGACCGGCCAGTACGCCAAGGCCGTCGCGTTGACCGACAAGGTCGGCAAGCAGGCTGGGGGATGGCGCAAATACGCAATGTCGCCCGCTTCGTCAGGGTCAAGGCCATGACGACTGTGCGAAAAGTTGATCTGGTCGTGCCGCTGGCCTCACAGGCCACCGCCATGCGCACCGCAGATACCGCCGGGCTAGATACCCAGGGCAGGTCTGGCGCAGTTTCCTTGCTGACCGACTGCAGCGGTCGGCATGGCGACGTAGATAGCACGATAAAACGCAGCGTTCGGCAGGTTCCGCCTGGTATCAGAACTTCAACAATGGCAACCAGAATTGGAACAACACCAACAACAAGTGCCGCGCTGTCGCCGTCCGCAGATGAACAACCATCAGGCCATGCTGACTTATCTTCCAAGCGAGTACTCGACCCGTGCTGTGGCAGCCGGATGATGTGGTTCGACAAGCAGCACCCGGACGCGGTCTTCGGCGACCAGCGGACGGAAGTGCTAACCGTAACCGATAACAGCCGAGGCAATGCTTCAGGGCTTCGCACCATTCGCATTGAACCTGACACGACGCTGGACTTTCGTGCACTTCCGTACCAAGACAAAACATTCCGGCTTGTTGCCTTCGACCCACCACATTTGGTGACAGCAGGACCGCGCTCTTGGCTGGCGGCGAAGTACGGGACGCTCTCTGAGAACTGGCGTGACGACCTACGCCAAGGGTTCGCGGAATGCTTTCGAGTATTGGACAGCGATGGAGTGTTGGTATTCAAGTGGAACGAGACGCAGGTGAAACTCTCCGAAGTGCTTGCACTGACGCCGCATGCGCCACTCTTCGGCAATACCAGCGGAAAGCGGATGGGCACGCACTGGCTAGTTTTCATGAAGCCGGAGGAAGCATGAATACCATGCCCGATTTCACCTTCGAAGAGCTGGTGCAAGCCTATCTCGACTGTCGCCGCACCAAGCGCAACAGCGCCAGCGCATTGGCCTTCGAGGCCAATCTGGAGCGCAACCTATGCCGCTTGAACGACGAGCTGCAGGAAGGCCGCTACCAGCCCGGCAAGAGCATCTGCTTCGTCATCACCCGCCCCAAGGCGCGCGAGGTGTGGGCGGCTGAGTTCCGCGATCGCATCGTGCATCACCTGCTCTACAACCGAATCTCACCCCGCTTCTACGCCGGATTCATCGCCGACAGCTGCGCCTGCATCCCAGGGCGCGGCACGCTGTACGGTGCCAAGCGGCTGGAAGCGAAGATCCGCAGCATCACCCAGAACTGGAGCAAACCGGCGCACTACCTGAAAATTGACCTGGCGAACTTCTTCGTCAGCATCGACAAACGGGTTGTGTGCGAGCTGCTGGCCAAGCGCGTGGACGGCTGGTGGCTGCAGCTGGCCGAGCAAGTGCTGTTCCACGATCCGCGCCAAGACTTCGCGCTGCGCGGTAATGCGGATCTGCTCGCCCGCGTGCCGGCGCACAAACGCCTCACCAGCCAGCCCGCACACCTCGGCCTGCCCATCGGCAACCTGAGCAGCCAATTCTTCGCCAATGTCCTGCTGGACGCGCTGGACCAGCACATCAAGCACGACCTGCGCTGCAAGCATTACGTGCGCTACGTGGACGACATGGTGCTGCTGCACGAAGCCCCGCAGTGGCTGAATGCCGCCCACGCCGATATCGAGGCATGGCTGCCGCAACACCTAGGCCTGCGCCTCAATCCAACCAAGACCATCCTGCAGCCGGTTAGCCGTGGCGTTGACTTTGTTGGCCAAGTGATCAAGCCGTGGCGCCGGTACACCCGCCGCCGGACATTCAATGAGGCGATCAGCCGCACCCGCAACATTCCGGCCGACGAGTTGTTCGAGACGGCCAACAGCTATTTCGGCCTGCTGCGCCAGGCAACGCATAGCCATCACGACCGGGTGCGGCTGGCCAACGTGCTGCGCTACCGAGGGCACTGCATCAGCGGGGATTTCAGCAAGACTTATAGGGCAAGCAAATAACCAAGGAGATGAAGATGGGACTGATCAAACAAAGATATGGCAAGACAGAGCGACTCAGAAAGTATAGGTATTTTCCAACTCGCTCATGCCGGAAGGCGATGAAGCTGAGTTCTATTCGGCCCCATCGTCCTCCGTTTACGTGGAATCGCCGGTGGGATGTTCACTGCCCGTTTTAACGAATGCAGCCCCGCAACGGGGCACCGACCCAAGCCGGATCTAAAGAGTGGGGATGAATAACCGCCGGCAGTCTGTGACGAGAGTGGGCCTCCGAAAATTACCCGGCGGGCGCAGACACTACCGAATGTATCGAGCAGCTGGGCGAGGCTGCTTGGTTTTGTGAATGAGATGACAGGGACGATATCGTGGCAAGCATAGAAGAATTAAAGAACAGGATCGATCTGGAAGACCTCGCCGAACGCCTAGGAATGAAGCGCCCCAGCAAGACGGGGAACTGGAATAGTCCGCACCATGCGGACAAGTCGCCGTCGGTGGAGATCGCGCCGGCGCGGAACCCGAAGACGTGGCGTGATTACTCTTCGGACGATGGCGGGACGTGCATAGATCTGGTGATGTATGTGAACGGCATCGATGATGTGGGTGATGCGATCCGCTTTTTGCATGAGATGTATCACATTCCGTTCGATAAGCCGCAGGTGGATAAGAGTGCGCCGGCGCGTGAGCTGAGCCGTGCGGAATACATCGCGGAGAAGTCGGTGGGGGCGGTGGCGGAGAAGGCGGTGGAGTATCTGACGGGGCGCGGGATCTCGGAGGATGTGGTGCGCAGGGCGATCAAGAAGGGGGGTGTGGGCTTCAACGATTATGCGAGCCTGAAGGTGGAGGAGGGGAAGCCGGGGCACGGTGGGCCTGCGGTGGTGTTTATCACGAAGTCGCTTAATCCGGGGCATGTGGTGGCGGTGGATATGCGCTATCTGGACCCGGCCAAGAACGGCAACGTGAAGACACAGTGCCAGGGCGAGAAGTTCGGCTATGGCTGGACGAGCGATATCAAGCAACTGTTGATGGCGCACACGGTGTACGTGGTGGAGTCGCCTATCAATGCGCTGTCTATCGAGTGTTGCAAGTTGTTCGATTCTGCGGTGTTCGCGACGCGCGGCACGAACAATGTGGGGAACATCGACTGGGGATTCTTGAAGGGTAAGAAGGTGGTGATCTGTATGGATAACGATCAGCCACTGCCCGATAAGTTGCCAGACGGCCGACACAACCCGAAGGCGGGTGAGCGCGCGGGGCTGAAGGCGGCGTGGGCGCTGCATGAGCGATTGACGGCGATGGATACGTCGGCGCTGCTGATCGATCAGTCGGACTGGAAGGATGATGATGAGAAGCCGATCAACGATGTGAATGATTTTCTGCAGGATCAGGGCGTGGATGCGCTGAAGCGGGCGATGATGAAGCTGGAGCCTTGGTTGATCCCCGGTCTGCCGAGCAATAAGGAGAATGGCTATTCCGGCAAGAGCCGGGTGTATCTGCCATATCACGATGAGGCGAAATATTGGCGCTATCGTGTGCGCGAGGATTTCACCAGCCTGGTGAGTGAGAAGAAGGATGAGGAGGGCGGTGCGCCCAGGCTGGAGTATGCGGAGCTGTGCGGATTCCGTGTGGCGGCGGTGTCTCGGGTGACGATCGCGGGGGCGACGGCGACGATGACGGGCGACGAAGACAACCAGCCGAAGGTGTCTTTTGCGATCAGTGTGCAGACACCGCGCCACGGTGCGACGCTGGTGCGCCGTGTGGTGGAGGATGAGAAGCTGCACAACATCGACACCTGGAAGAAGATCGGGCCGGTGTTCAATCAGTCTGCCTTCTTGCGCATGGTGAATATTCTGGAGCGGGCGGCACACATCGGGGCGCGCAATGCGGCGAACTTTGTGGGGCTGTGCTACCGCGACGGGAAGCTGATCGTGAACGAGGGTCCGGATTGCTACTTCACGGATCCTGAGCAGCAGTGTCCGTACCACAATCTGACGTTCAATTCAGGCACGGTTCCGGAGGCGCGCCGTGTGATCGAGGCGTATCAGTCCACCTTCAAACAGAATGCGGCGCTGTTGCCGCTGGTGTGGGGCTTGGGCGGGCATCTGAAGGTGCTGCTGGGCTTCTGGCCACACATGATGATGCAGGCGGACAAGGGGCAGGGTAAGTCGACGCTGATCAAGCGCCTGGAGCGGTCGCTGGGCTTCACGATGTTCTCCGGACAGTCTCTGCAGACGGAGTTCCGCTTGCTGACGAGCATCAGCCACACGGCGCACCCTGTCGGCTGGGAGGAGCTTTCTGCACGTCGCCAGGACATCATCGACAAGGCCGTTGGTCTGCTGCAGGAGAACTATCAGTACACAGTGAACCGGCGTGGCACGAACATGACGGAGTTCTTGATCGCGGCGCCGGTGCTGTTGGCCGGTGAGGATGTGCCGGTGCGCAGCCTGATCGGTAAGATCATTCGCACTGAGCTGACGGGGAAGAAGGGGCCGATCATGCCGGACGATCTGCCGCGCTTTCCTGTGCGTCAGTGGCTGGAGTTTCTTTCCACCTTGCAGCGTGGGCAGGTGCTGGAGCTGTACGGAAAGATGCGGGAATACTGCCTCAAGCGTTCGCTGGCCAGCGGCAGCGACGATGGCGCAGTGCGTATGGCCAGCAACTACGCGGCGCTGATGACCGCTTGGCGCTATCTGTGCGAGTTCTCCGGCATCGATGCGAATCAGGGCGACTTCGTTCCTGATCTGATCGAGGAGATGAATCGCCATATCAAAGAAACCAGCTCAGACCGTGAGCCTTGGGTGTGGATTATGGAGACCATCCTTTCCGAGATCTCTTCGCACCAGTACCAGCATCCGTTCGCCTGGGACGATGTGAAGGGTGAGGAGTGCTTGCTGATCCGCACCAGCCACGTCATGGAGCACCTTTCCCGCACGCCTGCGCTGCGCGAGAAGTGGAACGGCCTGCCGGTGAAGAGTGACCGTGTATTCAAGAAGCAGCTGATGCAGGCCGAGGTGATCGTGTCTGAAGCTGCTGAGAAGACCATCTCCAATCGCCGTGTCGGCCACTTGTGTGCCATCAGCCTTTCACGGCTGGAGAAGTTCGGCCTCTACGCAACCCCTGCGAATCCGGGTCACGTATGAACCACCTCCCCCGTACCCCCTTAGAGGGATGCCTGCCGGACTTGGGCGCGCCGAGCGCTTTTTTTCAGAAAGGTTGGCGGGTGTGCGCCGCAAAATGCGTGGATTGCCTCGATATTTTCGCTAAGTCATTGTTCGTGGAGCGGAAGTTTCTCACGGGTTGGGGTGTTTTTCCCACGGGTTGTGCGCCACGTTCCACGGGTTGCGCGGTTTCTTCCACATGTGACGTTTTTCGTCTGCGCCGCCCTTTCTCTCTATATCTCTCTCTATTTAAAAAGAAAGAAATAAGAAAAGAAGGGCTTTTAGGGAAAACACGCATCCACGGGTTTGAACAACTGCCTAAAAAAGCATCCACGGGTTTTCACCCACATCCACCCCTTACCCGTGGGAATCCGTGGGAGTGGTTGTGCAATTACATCAATGAGTTAAGTGTGGGAAGTAGGGCATCCACGCATCCACGGGTTGTTCTGCCCCTACCCTCCCTTGGTTTTGGAGAAATGCATGCTTGATCTGATCGAATCATTCTTGGAGTTCAAGCAACACAACGCCGGCAGATCTGAACGCACGGTACAGGTGTACCGCCTGGCACTGCAGCGCCTGGTCAAGTTCTTCGGTGAGCGTGATCCGCTGCTGGCCACGCACGATGATCTGGCTGTGTTCTCCGGCATCTGGCTGCACAAGCAGGGACTGACAGACCCACTAAGCCGCCGGCCGCACGTAGCCGCGGTGCGCGAGTTCTATAAGTGGCTGCTGGAGAACAACCATGTCAGGGGGAATCCGGCTGTTGGCGTGCCTTACCCAAAGGCCGGCCGCAAGATCCCGCGCGTGATGACGCTGAAGAACGCCGAGAAGCTGATGTGGGCGCCAGACTTCAGCACGTTCGAAGGTGTGCGCGACGGCGCCATGCTGGGGCTGATGATGGGCTGTGGCTTGCGTGCCTCGGGCTTGGTGAACCTGAATGTGAGCAACGTCATCGATGACGAGCTGGACGGCAAGGAGCGCCTGATCCTGAAGGTGAGGGAGAAGGGCGACAAGGATCGCCGCATGCCTGTGCCGGTCGAGGCGGACATGCTGCTGCGCGTCTATATGGCACACGATGATCTGAACGGTATCGATCGCACGCTGAAGAACGGCGACCAGGTGTTGTTCGTCAGCACCAGCAACCGGACAGTGACGATCGATGAGTACCGCGGCGAGCGCCGCCGTATGAATCGCAGATCGGTGCGGGATATGGTGCTGAAGTATGGCCAGCGCTTGGGCATATCGTCCGACCAGCTGCACCCCCATGCGATGCGCCACCTGTTCGGTACCGAGCTGATCGAGGATGACGTGAACATGCTCACTGCTCAGAAGCTGATGGGCCATAGCGATGCGAAGAGCACCGACATCTACAACCATACCGCCATGCGTAAGTTGACCAGAGAGATGGACCGGGCGAATCCCTTGGCCAAGATGCGCACGCCAGTCAGCGATCTCTTGAAGCAGCTGGGCAAGAAGGGCTGACACGATGCATCGATCAACGCGCTCGACTCGTTGCAGCCCGTCGCAACTCACACTAGGGGAACCACTGAACTATGTTGCAGAGCTATAGAACACACCCGTTATTGGGCGAAGCTGAACATTCGTGCAATGACGGCAACTCGACACGATAACGGGCTAACTCAACTAGCCCGTCGCAACTGGCGAACTTCGCATACTGGACAGAAAGCGAAGTTCGTACACGTAGCAACAAGGGGGAAATGATGAGCAGGAAGAGAGGAAAGCGAATTTCAGAGCAGGGAACTGCCAGCCGGTGTCCCCTCACCCAGGACATGTTCGGAGGGGTGGGGGGTCGGCAGGCCAAACCCCGTCCCCCAGCAGGGGGGGGTGGGTACCAGAATAAATGCACTGTTCTGAACTTCGACCCGACCGCGGCCGAAAAAATGCGCGACCCGCGCCTCGAAGAGTTGCGCGAGATGGGGCTGCAGCGGATATGGCTTGAGGTGGCCGAGAAAATCGGCGTGGACGCATTTTTGGCGGTTTGGCGCATCCTGGACTCAGACCAGACCAGTATCGAGAACAGCGGGCGGCTGATGGTGCCGATCAGGGCTTACAGCACATATATGCGCTACCAGCGGAACCGCTACGTGGAATCGTTGAGCGAGATCGGGCTCACCCCGCCACAGATTCGGCAAAAACTGAAGGAGCAGCTGTGTGAACAGATCAGTATTCGTCACATTTCACGCTTGGTTCAACCGGATTAGACTGACCCATGGCCAAACACAAAGCGATCATCTATGCCCGCGTCTCCACCCAGCGCCAAGCCGACGACGGCCTGCCGGTAGAGAGCCAGATCGAGCACGGGCACCGCAAGGCAGAGGTGCTGGATGCCGATGTGCTGCGCGTGTTTACCGACGCGGGGATATCAGGCCGCACCGATGAGCGCCCAGCCTTTCAGGATGCTGTTCGGTACTGCAAGGCATTCGACGTGCAGTTTTTCATCTGCTGGAGCACATCGCGCTTCGCCCGCAACAAGCTGGATGCGGCCCTCTACAAGAAGGAGTTGGAGAAATCCGGCACCCGGGTGATCTACGTTAGCGTGGATTTGGACAATCGCACCGATTCCGGCTGGATGCTGGAATCGATGATGGAGATCTTCGACGAGCACTACAGCCGCCAAGTCAGCACCGACACCCTGCGCAGCATGATCAAGAACGCCCGCGACGGCTTTTTCAACGGCGGGCGCGTCCCGCTGGGTTATTGCACGGTACCGGACGGCAAGCGCAAGCGTCTGGCGGTGGATGAATCAGAGGCCGTGCTGGTCCGCGATATCTTCGCTCTTTATGTTGCAGGCGACGGGGCAAAGACCATCGCCGAACTGATGAACGCCCAGAGCCGTCTCAATCGCGCCCGCAAATGGAGCAAAAGCACCATCCTCAACCTGTTGCGGAACATGATCTACATCGGCAACGTAGTGTTCAACCGCGCCAACAATGCAACCGGGCTTGAGCGCCCGCGCGAGGAATGGATCATCACCCCCAGTCACCAGCCCATCATCGACGAGGAGACCTTCATGACAGCCCAACAGCTTATAGACGGCCGTGCGCCAGTCAGCGGCGGAGGATCGCCGCACAGCGGATTCGTGTTCACCGGCATGCTCAAGTGCGCGAAATGTGGCGGATCCATGCAGATCGAGCGCGCCAAAGGGCGCAACCAATACTACGAGTATTACAACTGCAGCTCTGCGCAGAAGGGGAGGGGATGCAGCACCAGGAGAATATCAGCCACCGAGTTCGACGCCTGGCTGGTCGGCGCGATCATGGATAACGTCCTATCCAGGGAATCGCTGGCCACGATGATCTCCGATCTGCACGAACTGACTGGGAAGTGGATCAAAGAGCGCGCCAGCCGTCGGGCCGAGACCGTCAAAACCTTGCGCGAGACAGAAGAAAAGCTGCGCAATCTCTACTCCGTGCTGGAACTGCACGGCAAGGACGCGCCCAACCTGGCAGACCTCACCGTTCGCATGCGCGAACTGCGCACGCAGCGCGACGATCTCGAATCAGCATTGGTGAGACTTGAGGAAGAAGAGATGCCGGAGGTATCGATCAGCGACATCGAGATCAACCAGATGGCAGATCTGATGCGTGAAGTCGTGGTCACCACAGAAGACCCGAAGCGCTTGCGCACATTCTTCTCGCAGTTCATCGAAAGCATCGAAGTGAACGACAGTGGAGCTGTGATCAATTACGACCGTACAAAAGTAATGAGCCGCGCCGGATTCGACGCGGTTCATAGTAACGAAACTTGGCTCCCCGGCCTGGACTCGAACCAGGGACCTGCGGATTAACAGTCCGTCGCTCTACTTATTTCCCGGCCTCAATAGAATGAACGGAAATACTTTCGAATCCA